TACATCCTCTTCATCATAACCCATAGCCACTAAATCTGATCTTGACATTAATACTTTGTGGGAAACAAAATCAGCATCGTCAATAGTTTTTGCATTTCGACTAATTAAAAACTCTTCTGGTGGTACACTTTCAATTTTTACTTTGCCTGTTTTTTTTGTTCTTTTTATTTTGCAATTGTATAACGTAAAATCTGGTTTTTGAACTTGAGATACATCTACTCCTCTAGCTTCGTACTGCTCAATTAATTTTTCATAATCTTCTTTGGCAGACTCATCTTCAAACACTTCTTCTTCAACTTCTTCTATTTCATCTTTAGTATCGTTAAGTGCATCCTTTTCAGCTTTGGTTAAATTTTTATAAGTTTCATGTTCTATTGTTTCTGACTCATCAAAGTAAATTTTTAAAAAACCATTTTTTTCAATCAATGCGTCTTTAAAAAAATTATATAATAATTGAAAGCCATTATTCTCTTTGTAAAAAACATGATTTAAATAAGCAGATGCTTGTTCGGCAAGAGGTACATCTTCAGCAGTAACAGGATCGCAACGCACCACATTATCACTAGCTGTAAATACTCTTAATAGATTTGGTAAAATACTTTCAACAGTATCAGAAACATCTGTTGATACTACTTGGCTACGACCATCTATCTCTGTGCCTAGTTTATCACCTAAATAATATTCTAAAGATTTTCTACGACTTTGAGAAAGATTGCCACCTAAATAACCTAAAGCGTTATTGATTTGGCTTGATAATAAATTTCGTAATTTTGGATCTGTAATTTCTATGATTTTTTTTGCCATATTAAACTATATAATTCGTATTTACACTTATTGGTTTTTTCCAGTCACTTCTAGTTACTGGTTCAACGATAGCTCCATATCGTATGCTATCGCAAAAGTGCGAAGACCAATTGTGCAGGGGTTTGTTCCTGAAACAATTATTTTTTTCATCCCATCGTTTGCAGTAGGATTTTAATGCTTCTATGAGCTTTTTGCAATTGTTTTTATGAAAATAACAATTAGGCAACATTCTCCTTACTTGTTCAATACCATCTTCAATACTTAATTTAGGAGCTATGTCAAACTCTAATCCTAGTTCCTTTGCTGTTTCCCACCTTGATTTGTTTGTGCCAATCTCTCTAACTCTAATATCATGGGGAGCTATGTGTTTTGAATATGTATAACCTTTATCATCAATAACATTTAGATAATGTTCTAATCCCTCACCTGAATTTTCATAGCAATCAATTATTCTTATTTCATCATTATGCCTTTGAGCAAATGTAATAACTGTACTATCGTTCATCCCTAAATCCCACCAAGTTTCGACCTCTAGATCCTCATCTATATCAAAACTTTTAATATTTCCTTTTTGCTCTAACTGCTCCATAATTTTTCCAAAATAAGATCCTGATATACCTGCTTGAAATGAACACTCAAACTCTTGAGCATAACTTTCTGCCGACATCGTTTCTTTCGCAGCTTTCAATTCTTCCTGATCAATAATGTTTGTATCACTAGCTTTGAACACTTTGGTAAACCACCCCTCTGTGTGTTTGGCTTTTTCATGTAAATCGAAGAACCAGTTTCTGCCCATTGGTGTTCCAATAAATATGGCAAAACCATGACGATCTGAAAGAGCTGGTCTTAAAATGGTATCAAAGAGGTCTGGCGAAAGGTTTTGGGTTTCATCGCAAACTATACCATCAAAATACTGACCTCTGATTGCTGCACTATTCTCACCACCAATAATTTGAATACGACTATTGTTTACAGAAAAGTCCACCCTTAATTCAGACTCATTGAATTTTGTTCCTGGTATGGCAGCAGAAAATTGTTTTAAATAATCCCATGCAGTTGATTTACCTTGTAATCTAAATGGAGAGATAAAAGCATATCTAGGATAGGGTTTAGTGTTCGTTAGAGCTGCCTTAATTAAGTGATTGATAGCAAATACAGTCTTACCCCCTCTACGATGAACTATGACCACATTAAATCGGTTCATATCGCATTTTTTATGCAAAAAATTTTGGATTTCTCTTGGTTTGTAAGGAATCACAATTTGTTTCATATTATAACAAAACCCCCCCCCTAATGAATTGTTACATTTTCATCAGGATAATCTGTAGGCAGAATAAATTGTGTTTTTAAAAAGTCAGAGAAGTCTTCAGCTTCCTCATGGTTTTTAAATCCTTGAAAATGTGTAATCACAATCGGTTTTTTTGTGATTTTATCTTTCATTATAAAGATTATTGTTTTTAAAAATTTATCATCCATTTGTGTGTACCATACATTAATTTTTATTTAGCGACACAAGTAAAATCAGGCAACCCCCTAATTAAAAACCCCCCTGTTCGCATTATGTTCTTATAATTTAAACAATTACAACCAACAATTTCATATTGATAAATAATTCCTATCAATACAAATGTTCCGATAATACTGCGTTATAACCAGTTTATAATCATTCTAAACTATATTGTTGTAACCAAGCAACTTGTTGCATTTTTGCCACAATATCATGTGTAATAAACCAACTTTTTGTGTGTTTGTTTTGCCACAACTCCAATAAAATCAACATTAATTAAACAATTAGTAAACATTTATTACCTATTTATTTGCTCCAACTAATGTTTAAAGGTTGTTTATCATCACCCTTAATGGTTAATTCTGCAGCTTTTCCATATCTTTTCGATGCAATTTTTGATGCGTTCCATTGTGCTGAGGCTGTTATTATTTTATAAAGATTAACTAAGTTCTGTCCTGCTTTGCCATCTAAATCACCTCTCTCAATCTTATCCTCTAAAATTTTTCTTTTATCTTCTAGCTCAGACAATTTAAGATCCACAGCTAACTCTTTAGACTTTTGATACCTTAACATTAATGAGTCATCTGCTATTAAATAATTTCTAAAATTAGACCAGGTAATATCAACATCATCTTTCAAAAAAACTTCTCTTATGGTGAAACCATCTGCAAAATAATCAAGGATTTTTTGAGCTAGTTTTGCTGTAAGTTTTTTTTGTCTTGCCATAGTTTTTAATGGTTCTTAAGTGTGAGTCTGTCAGTTGTGAAAGGAAAGAAAGAAATAAGAAACCAACAGACTCAATAGTTATAACCTAATAATTTAAGCACTAAAGAGGGAGCTTAAATGTGTGATATTTATATCACAATATGTTGTATATTTACAAGTCAAAAACATTAGACTTTTTACTAAATGTTCGCTTGTCAAGGGTTATGGGATTGACCTTTAATTTACCTTCAAACATTAATTTGTCTATTAATCGTTGAATAGTAAAGCTGCCATATTTCGCACCAAATACAATCCAGCGCATTTGTTCCACCGACAAAATTCCACTTTTAAAGTCTTTTTCTAAATTTTCAATTATTTCAATTTTTTGCAGGGGGGTGTAATCGTTAGAATAACTTAATTGTAAAGGTTTATTATTAAAGTAATAAGGTTCTTCACTCATTTCTTAAAACCTTTAAAACCCTTCTTATAAGATATAGTATTGTTAAGCTTAGTTTTGTTACTCTTAATACTAAGTAAATTATACTTACCCCCTTGCTTATTTAATAAGTAGTCAGGTACTTGTATTTTAGGCAGTCTTAACTCATATTTATTAGCAGAGGTTTTTCTGTGAATAATTAAATATTCTTTCTTTATGAGCTCATTTTTGGCTCTTTGTAGTGTGGATAAGCACATATCCAATTTTGTCATTAATGTGGCATTTCTTAAAACCCTAAATTTTGGCGATAAATATCTTAAATAAATAAATAAGGCTTTAGCCTCCTTGCTAAGACCCTCATCAACTATTAGTTGATTTGGAATCATCGTAAACCCTTTGGTAGTCATAATCCTTCCTTTATGGGTGATTGTTTTATACTTAATCATTTTACAATCAATCAGAACATTTAGCGAACATAAATTAATTTACACTCTAGGGTTTTTATACTTGCAGTATAGAACAAAATGTATATAAATATTGTATGTTTAACGAATCAACAAAAGGAGAGAAGATGATTAAATATATAGCACACTCTAAAAAATGGAGAGATAAAATAAATGGAAATACATATTTTTCAGTTCAAATAACTGATTTAAAAAATAATGAAACAATGAAAGTTCCATTTCAATATGGTTATGGAGACCATTTTAAATCTATAACATTAAATCAACTATGTAAAAAAGATAACACTTCAAAGTTTAGTCTTTACCATGACTTTATTAAGTGGATTGATGAGAAAGATTGTAAAAAAAAAGATGTTTTGAATTGGGGTGGTAATAATGAAAGCTAAAGACATAGACATATATAAGTTATTTAGCAAAACCTTTAAAGGTCGTAAAATGTTCGGCTTTATGGGTTTTGGTGAATTGAGTCTTATGGACAAAGTTAATAAGCCAATAAGACAAACAGAAGAGGTCGTTCAAGAGGATATAATAGAATTACCTCAAGACCTAATAAATAAACTAAATAAGGAGAGAAAATGACCATAGATTTATTAACAAAAATTTATAAAAAATGGGGAGAAGATAACGACATTAAAAATATAGGTTCTGCAGATGAGGAATTAATGTGGAATTCTAATTTAAATGATAAACAAACAAATTGGTTAGAAAAATTTATAAAGATTTGGGATAAATTGGAGGGAAAATGTCAGAACTAAAAGAAGAACATTTTGAGGTTATTGATAAAAACAAAGCCAAAGTCTATCAAGATCAAAAAGAAATGAGAGAAGAATCAATAGAATACATCGGTTCTTGCTCAATATTTGACTTGCAAGAGGTATATAAATTAATAAAAAGGTTAAAGGAAAGAAAATGACAAAAGAAAAAAAAATATATTATGATGATTTAACAACTTTAGTTGAAGTTTGTTATAGTTGTTCAAGTCAAAATATTAATATTACAAATGATGGTGAAAAATCATTTTGTAAAGATTGTAATAGTGAAGATATTGGAGCAGTATTTCCAAATGAGGTTATAGAATAAATGA